TAATTTGCCATCAATATTGAACTGACAATCAAACATATTATCATCATAAAATGGTCCAAATAATGTATCATTTTTTAAAGAACATTTTAACCAATATACGAATCTATTTTCGTCTCTTGCATGAATAAAATGTTTAGTTTCATAGTAGAATGGTTTATACATTGGATTGGATAACATTTTATAATAGTTAATAAACTGAGTCAGATCTTTTTCAGCTCCGAGTTTAAAAAGAATGTCGTGATATGGCATATATTCGTGATATTTATTTTGAGTAGTGCCATCTTTAACCATTAATAGACAATAAATAGATTGTTCAAATGTAATATATTTGCCATATATTTCTGCCAATCTTTTTATAGAATTATCATCCCATAACAAACAGAAAGATTCATTATACATCTTTTTTTTAAATACACCATTTTCATTGGTAATTTTATCGACGAATAAGAGTCTTTCTAATTTATTATTTGCGACATATAATTTATAAATAGCGGACTCTTGTTTTGGTTCAAGAATATAATCTGTATTAAGTATTTTCATTCCATTTATTGGTGGTTGTATAGTTGTATTTATAGTTGCCGAAACACCACTTAAACTTGACCTCACATTGGAAACAACTGGATTTTCAACTCGTTCGATTGGGTATTCGGCAGTAGATGCTTTATTTCGTTTAGTAGAAGACATTGTAGACATTTATGTATATATGATTGTTATTATATATATATTATCAAACAATATATTATTCAATTTTTCGTAATATTGACTATAATATGAACTATAATATGAACTATAATATGAACTATAATATGAACTATAATATGGCCAATATTTTGAAAATATTATAATTAATTAGATTTATCGGCTACATTAAGAATAGTTTTAGTACCAAGTGCGAGACCTAATTCTTGACGATAACTTGCGGATACGGTGGGCGAGTATACATCTAAAAAATATATTTTACAATTTAATAAAAAATAAAAATATTTTGGCGACTTATTGGGTCATGGAGATCCTCCCCCTTTTTTTCTCCATAAATTTATGCCATTTTTACATATCTTTTTTTAAGAAGTATTTAAATAAATAATTATATATAATTGTATTACAATGATGGTACATAAATGTGATAATTGTGATAAAGAATTTAAATTAAAAACTGATTTAGTACGACACAATAATCGAAAATTTAAATGTGTTTCTAATAAACAAGTAGTAAATACAATCTATATGGAAAATAATATTGATGTCCTGCAAAAAGATGTACAAGAACATATCGATCCTTCAGAATTACTAAATATTGCAGGAATTTTACATACAGATGCATTAACTTGTGAATATTGTCAGAAAAAATTTACAAGAGAAGATAATTTAAAAAAACATAAAAATGAAAGATGTAAATTAAAAGATATAAAAATTAAATTATTAAGTATAATTCAAAAAGAACGTGAAGAAAAAGACCAACAACAAAAAGAATTAATAAAAATAATAAAAGAAGGTCAAGATAATACTAATAAAAAAATGGAATTATTAGAGAACACAATAAGTGAACTGAAACAATCTAATACTATTAATAACACTGTTAATACAACAAATAATACCACGAATAACAACACGTTTAATAATACTGTGAATAATAATATTATTATTAAATTTGGTACTGATGTAGAACAAAATATATTGACTTTTGATGAATTAGTTAGACTATTGCATGAAAACGTAGCTCGGATAGTTTCAAAAATGGCGGAAAAATATCACTTTGACATCAACAAGCCAAAATACCACAATGTATATATTCCAGACAAAAAATCTAAGTTTGCTGTTGTGTTCAATGGTAAACAATATGTAAGTGATTATTTAGACGATACTATATTTACAATAGATGCAAAAATGAAAAGTCATTTGAGTCATTTTATGAGAAAATTAAATATGAATGAAGAACAAAAACAACAAATTTCAGAAGATTCAATGAAGAGAATGATCAGACAAATGAAACAATTGAATGATATGGAAGAAACAGATGAACTCCAAAAAAGAAGCAATCAGTATTTAAAATTTACATTGTTTGATAACAAAGAAATGATCAAAAATACGCGTCTACGATATGAAACTAAATATCGGAAGAAAAAACTTGCAAACAGAACACCTCATATTGTTGACACATAATGTTTTGAAAATATTATATTTTGAAAATATTATAATTAATTAGATTTATCGGCTACATTAAGAATAGTTTTAGCACCAAGTGCGAGACCTAACCCATGACGATAACTTGCGGATACGGCGGGTGAGTATACATCTAACAGTATTAGAGTGCCAGCAGCAGTAAGGGAAATGATAGAAATTTCTTGGATAGAAAGTTTATGACTGGAGATCCATTTAGCGACGATACCGACTACAACACCTTCAATAAGATATTTAGTAATTTTTTTAAGCATATCGGAAGGATCATTAAAATATTCAGGATCAGAAGGATTAGAATTTAGATTAATAGAACAACTCATAATATATTTTAACTTTAGAAAAATATTATGAAAAATTTGGTAATTATATATATAAATGTTATGTAATTATAATATAATATAATAATGCCAGGAGGATTAATAAATTTAGTAGCACAAGGTAGTGCAGATATATTTCTAACAGGAGCACCACAGATTACATTTTTTAAAATAGTATACAAAAAATATACAAACTTTGCAGTAGAAAATATAATAATACCATTAGAGGGTAATGTCAATTTCGACCGAAAATCAACAACTAATATACCTAAAACAGGCGATCTTATTTATAAAATGTATTTACAAGTCGATATCCCTAACGTTATAATCACAAATCCTGACAAATATGTTGACTCTGATTTATTATCCAACTTATCTAACCAATTAAATCTATATAACGCTCTTATACCTAAATATAATAGTTATTTTAATTATAATTTTATAATATTAAATGGTCTGTCATTAGAAATTAAAACTTTGGGATCTACATGGTACACTGTAAATTCATTAATGACTACATATAATACACAATATTCTAGCTCTATTTCAACTATCGGTCTAAATATGGTAGACGTCATAACTAAGTTTAATATGGTATTTCCACAGTCTGAAGCATCTTCATATACAGGTTCAACTCAAAATACATTAAATTTTATAACAGATGTAAATAATTTTATAACTGAAAGAATCAAATATTATAAACAACAAGACAGAACATTATATGACAATATAAAAATTATTAATAACGGAATAACAAACATTAACACTAAAAAAGAATATTTCGCATGGACCAATAAATTAGGATTCAATTTGATAAATAAATGTTCAATCGCATTGGGTGGGACCGAAATCACATCATTCGATAGTGATTTTTTAAACATATATTATTCATTAAATGGAAATTATAAACAACAAACACATTTAGAAACAATGATAGGGGACCTACCTGCTCTGACAAAATATGATAATTTAATGAAACCAGCTACCACATTATTTATACCATTACCGTATTGGTTTACACAACATAATGGAAACGTCTTGCCCTTGATATCATTGGTATATCATGATCTTGAACTTATTATTCAATTCAATTCATTGGACAAATGCTGTTTTTATAATGGTGATATTAATATTAATAATTTAATTTCACTTGGGTCTTGTTCTTTATACATCGATTATATATATTTAGATGTCGATGAGAGAAAGAAATTTGCACAATTTGCACACGAATATTTAGTTCAGACGGTTCAGATGAATACAGGGAATATAAATAATACAACATCATTGTCAATCGATATGGGATTTCAACATCCAGTAAAGGAAATATATTGGACATTAAAAGAGAACAATATTGTAGACACATATAAACTAAATAATTTATATTATCAAGTCCAAATATATCCAATAACAAGTATCCAACAAGCAACTTCAGAAGATGTCCCAGCAAATACAAATATAATTGGATTATTAAAAATAATATATAATGATACTACAAGTGCATTTAATAATCGAATAATATTGAGATATACTAAATATTATGATGGAACATATGATGTATTATATAATGGAAATAATTATGTTATTATAAAATTACTTTATATAACATATACAGATTATAATGATGGATTTTATGGAATAATATACAATGATTCAGATGGAACGTGTTTTAATCCAATAGAAACAGAATATATATCATTTAATGGTCAAAATAGAACACCAATAATGGACAGCAAATATTTTAATTATGTCATACCATATCAATATTATAAAGAGACGCCATATGATGGAATAAATGCAATATCTTTTTCTTTACATCCAACAGAATATCAACCAAGTGGTAGTTGTAATATGTCATTGATAAATTCCCAAATATTAAATATAAAACTGAATGATAAATATTACAATTATTTGACGAAGAATGGTCTGAATTATGAATTATCAATATATGGAATAAATTATAATGTATTAAGGATTCATAATGGAATCTCGACATTAATATTTTCAGCATAAATAAAAAATATGATCATTTAGTTATCAAATTTTTTATTTAAAAAAGATTTATATTTGTAGAATATAAAGTAAATGGGAAGAGGTGGTTTAATGCAATTAATCTCATATGGAACACAAGACAAAATATTGATGGAGAATCCACAAATAACATTTTTTAAACACGTATATAAAAAACCGACATTATTTTCAATTGAACAAATAGAGAGACCAGTAGACTTATCAAATATACAAAGCTGTGGATCGAGCAATACAAGAAATATAACAATACCAAATTATGGAGATCTATTGAAAAACTTAGATTTAAAATTTGAATTACCATCCATTAAATTTGATTATAAAGAAAAATTAATCGACGTCGTCAAGAAAAATATTAATAACAAAAATTATGCTAATAATTTTGAAGCATATTATTATAATATTAGTAAATTAGAATTATTAGAACTCATATTATACAATTATATTATTTATACTGCAAGACTACCATCTGCATCTGGAACATATGAAGCATCTGAAACTGTTAAATATAATATATTAAATGAGATCAATAGTTTACATAAATCATTAAATGGAACTATTATTTTACAACCCGATAAATTTAATCTGATTTATAACGAAATTGAATTGGAAGATCTTTTAATAAATGATACAGCTAATTTATCTTCAGATTATAATGCATCTGAATATATAAATGACAACAAAGTATTAAGCAATGTAATAAATCAGACGAATGGTGCGACATTATTGACATCAGAAGAGATAAATAGTTTGAATGCATCATTAGATACATCAGAAATAACAATATTACCGGGGAATAATATATTAAATTATGGATTGAGATTTGTGAAGAATATAAAATTACAAATATGTGATATAATGATGCAAAATTATGACACATATATATCGTATTACAATATATCGACGTATTTTAACAATTATGCGGAGACAGGACAAGAGAACAAACAAATAAATCAATATTATAATATATACAATAATTTGATAACGAGTTTAACATATGGAGTTGTGTCAAATGACGAACTATATTCATATAATAGCATTATATCAGCTGCACCAAGTGATATCAAAACATTGAACCTTACTAATTATAATACGTTTGTTATTAATACAGAAGCAATATATTATGAATTTCCAATTATGATAGTAGTTGGATCAAATTATTCATCGATTGATGTATTAGAGATAAAAAGTATATTACAAATAATAAAAATAAAGACAGACACAAACAATAAATCAATGTTAACATATGGCATATTATTGAACAATGATTATGACAATATTGATAATTCATGTTTTATAACGTGTTCAGCCTCCCCAGACAGTCTGATTAATTATTCTAACTATTATTTAATTTATAATGTTTATTCATTGAGTTCCTCATCTAATCAACAAGTTAATAATGATATTTATGTGTTTCAAATTAAAGGTGATTATACAACGTCATTTATTAAAAACAAATTAAGTTATATATTTAATGATATTTTATCAACATCACCATATAATTATTTATATAATAATATTGACACTGATAAATATTATAAACCAGTCGCTGTATTTCTTATTAATACGTCTACATATGACACAAAAAGTAATTTAACAACAATTATTACTTCCAAAATAATATACGCACAATCTATAACATTAGATGATAATATATTTATAAAAAATAATGTTGTTCTAAATATAAATGATATATTAGTTAGTTCAAAAAATACTGATGTTGTAACAAACTATAATTCATATATTAACAGTTCAAATATAGTAGGACAGTCAGATGATGAGATAATAACAAATTTACAGAAAATATTGTCAGGAACCATTAAATATAATACTGGATATATATCAAATTTATATAATAATATTTTTAATCAACTCAGTTACTTTTTTCATATTATTGAAATAGGATATGATTCAACTTCTGGATTATTTTCATCATATCAAAAATACCAAAACACATATCTTGGAACAATATTAGATTTTTTATTAAACACAATAATAGATGCTACTTATCCTGGAAGTTTTTTATATAGAGACCCAAATGATTTATATTATAATAATTTATATAATAGATTCAAGACGATATTATATAAAATGGTAGAAGATTACAGAACAATTGTATATAATTATAATTTTAAATTTTTTAATTATTCAAATGACAAAATCAATACATTATTTAACACAATTAGTAAACTAACGACGGATTATGGATATAATCCCATATACAATCCACAAAATCTGTCTAATATTTATATTAATAAAAGAATTGGTCTTGGTAGTGAATTTTGTATTTTAAAATCAGATAAACCGTTATCAAATGGAACCAAAATAGATGTAAAAACAAATCAATTTACATTAAATACTTATATAAATGATAACAGTAATAGTCTTCAACAAATACAATACAATAAACAAGATATATTTAGAAATATTACATTTACAGACATAACATATATAATGGCACGTTATGGCACGTTATATGTAGTGGACAATTATACCACAGTTTATATAATAAATCAAACATATAATAATTTATTTACAAACAAAAATGTTAAAAATTTACAATTATTAAATGATGTAATACCATGGAGTCCGGCAATATACTCATACAATTGTTCATTATATAACATTATTTCAAATAATTTGTTTCATAAAAAATATTTAATCGATAAAGTAAACAATAGCACAAATAATATATTTTATGTTACTGAACTTAATAATATTATCCAATTAGAACAACATATATCCTTCAAACCTATTAATATTTGTACAATCCAAAATACATTAAATACAAATGCCATTAAAGAAACCATTATTGACGATAAATTATATTTTGTTAATGGTCTTTTTACTAATTATACATCTAATACACCTTCTTTGTTCAATTGTTTTGTTAACATTAATAACATCTCAAAATATAATATAAATTTATTAAATTCCGCATTATCTAAATCTATTAATTACTCATTATTATCAAATATTTTATATTTTAATGGATTTATTATTATTATTGATATTACAAACTATTGTGTATATATATATAATGAGACCACATTACAGTCTGATATTATTGATTTCTCATTTATACTTTATGGATATTCGAGTATTCCATCATCAGAATCAATATTTTGCTGTAATAGATCTGTTTATAATTTAATCAATGCGAATATTAGTAATGGATACCTCTATTTGTATCTATATAATGCTGATAATTTGAAATATTATTTTACTATTTTTAACTTATCTATTGTGTCTACTTCTAACAATATGATTGACTCAACATTAAAATTATATACAGATGGTTTAATAGAAGTGGTCCAAGATGGAAACTTTGCAGATTATCCTAAAAAAATAGAATTTTTTAATAATTTTTGTATTTATATTTACAATTCAAGAATATATTACAATAATAATATTATCTCAAATACACGTCAGTTTGAAGATGTTGTTAAATTAATGGTGTATAATACTTCATATGTTGTAATATATATGAACAATATAAATACAATAAAAATATATTTAACAGGTGAATTTTTTAGCACGACTCCGACTGAAAATATTATTTGTAAGACAATAACGAGTGATAATAATGATTGGTTAGTGAATGGTATTCAATATATGTGGATTGATAGTGTTAGCAATTTATATGTAGGTTCGAATAATAATATCCATAAAATATTTATTTCAACATCAGGACCAACTATAAAATATAAATTTATAAATACAATAATAATAGAACAATCATATGAAACAGTTATTAATGGTTCAATTTCAGGTGCAAGTAATTATATATATATTGCAACAACATCACAAGTATTAAAATATGATTATTTAACATTTACACCTGAATATAATATTTTACCATCATCATATTATTATAGTTATAATATAGTAGACATTACTTTTAATAATTATTACAATACATTTCTTCTAATAGATCGTATTCAAAACAGGATTATTTATGGTGATTACAAACTTGAATTTGACATATTGATTTTTAACAATATAAATTCTATAAATCTTGTTTCTGTTCCTTCAAATACTATGCCTATTAAATATATTCAAAATAAATTAAATGGTTTTGATTATTCACAGACTATAATAATAATAATAGACAATGTATTCAATATATTAAAATATTCAAATAATTATTATATAGTTACAAATAATTTTGCAGACACTTCGAGCAATACGCTAATTGACATTATTTATAACAAAGATGTTATAAAATTTTTGAATTATGATAGTAGCAACAATTTGTTTCTAAACAAAATACAAGACACTCTTGATAATTTTGATATATTTGATTATACACATCCTCAAATAAGCGATATTACTAATTTATCATATAACAGTAATATAATATATGGGATTGAGTCTGATGATAACTATGATTATCTCAAGATTGGTAATACAGGATATGTACAAATTCAGAGACTGACAGAGACGACAGGGATGACAGGAATGACAGGGATTACAGGGATGACAGGCTATATAGAGTATTTAAATACGGATCTATTTATTGGAAATGGTTTATTTGGTGCGACTGGTTATAATTATACATTACCAACTAATAATAAGAACGTATATTTGAATAATATTAAGTCATTATATGTATTACCATCAGATGACCTTATTATTCATAATAATTCTGATTTATATTATGTTAATAATGAGAATACGATAAAGCTAAATGTAGATTTTGGATATACAGGTTATGTGGCGAACACAGGATATCTTGGAATATCTGGACCAACGAGTTCTATTCCGACATATAATAATGGTGTTAGTTTATGGTATACTCCACCAGATTATGTTTCTAATCAATCTTATAATGTTATTTCACAGTCAGCTTACAATAATCATATATATGTTTTGACCAATATAAAAAACGGAGCAACTGGTCCGGGAAGTGTTGGTTATAAAGTTAATTATATTAATACAAATAGTCAAACAAAAATTCAATATGATGTGATTGGTACTTTGGGAAATACAGGTCCGGAACCAATTGGTATAACAGGTTCAACAGGACCAATAGGTGCGACAGGTTTAAATTATATAACAGACCCGATAAATATATACACATTAAGATCGATTGGATTGGATGATTGGTTAGCATTTTCAAGTAATAAAAATGTATATTTGTATAAATTAAATCATTTAACCAATAAATTTGAATGGAAGTCGACTGTTTCATGTGCAACAAATATAAAATCAGTTGCTTTTTCGAAATCGTCTCTAATTGTAGATCAGACAAATCAGTATTATGGTGATATATATCCAAACGGATTTGTATACACTAAACAATTGCAAAGTATACCAGATCCACTCGATCCAACTGGACCACCCATTAATTATTTCGTAAATGTGCTTGAACCAACTAATAAATTTGATGTAATTTTTAATTATATGATGTATATTTTACCAATTGCGAATACAACATATGACAATAATGATGTTATTCAAGCATTCTTTTTACATACAAATGGTTTCCCATCAATTGCTTCAAAATCATATGTTAAACCATACTATACTTCCAATAAACTAATTGATACGTCCACTATTAAAAATCCAGATATCAATCATCCTTATCTTTTTTATATAGATATATTAGATGAAGGAACAACTGGAATAACTGGAACGACGGGAACAACAGGTATGACAGGAATTGGTCCAACATATGCAGAATATTTATTAGGAAATGAATGTAGTCAGATAAATATATTAGAGATAAAGAACAGGATACCATTTTTAGTAGGACTGACTGGAATTACAGGAATGACAGGGAATATAGGTTCATCAGGATCATATGGATATACTGGACCACAGCCAAATGATTTATTTTTATATGAAATAGAATATGAATATGTATTAGGAACGACGGGTCCAACAGGTGTAAATTATCCAAAATATATAAATGATGTAATAGAACAGTCGAGATCAGATATGAATGGTAATAATTTAAAATTTTCATATAACAATGATCCGAACTTTAATATAAAATTAATGTTCAAATACAATATAATTCCGAATAATAACAGTGGTGTTGCTCCACAAGGTCCTATCTTATACACATATTATAATAAATATGTTTGGCTAAATAATTTTAATTTAGATATTGGTTATTTTGATAGTTTTAGCACTGAAATAGATGTATATCAGGTAAATTATTATAACCATATTTTGGATAATAATCCGATATTTTATAGAGTAGAAGGATATTATTATTTTAGTCAACACCCAAAAAATAGATATATGTTGGATCAACATCAAGTAATATTTGGAGGTACTGATTATCAATCTCCAAATTTTGTGTATGATGACACAAATAATATAATTTCATACAGCACTTATTTTTCATACAATAACCAAGACTATTATAAACAATATGAAACATTTGTTATAAATATAGATTATAATGACTATTTAATATTAACATCAACATATCAACGTAGAGATGTTTGGTCACTGATATTTGGAGATATTACAATAAAACAAATTACAGAACCAATAACAATAATTACGAGAACCAATCTATATGTCGGTATAAATATAAATATTTTGAGTTTAGATAAAACTTTGACAAATGGTAATTATATGGATGGTAGCACTAAATACTGTTATGCATTTAAAATATTTTACAATATAGATCCAATTACGACCATCACATTAAAAGATTATTTGCATATACCAACAAATAATTTTTGGCAGTTGTCAGATTATATATATATAAAATATAAAAATGAATACACAATAGGACGTTATGGTATATATGATAGTAAATCATATCTTATAGTATATTATAAATTATTAGTACGTATGAATTGGTATGATAAATATAGCCTAACGAGTGGCAATATTAGTAATCAAGATTTATATAATTCAAATCCAATACCATATGACTCATTAACAGTATTACAAAAAGTTCAGGACCCAACTACTTTTTATCCAATTCTTCCATCTACCCAACTACCTAATTTTTTTAACGCTAATGTCATTATATTAGACTATATAGAATATATAGCAAATGTTTTTATTGATGTAAATTCAACAAATATAATATATGGTATATATCAGACTGAATTATATGACATAATAAATAACATATTGGTATCAACTTCGAATTTAATATATAATAATGATAATTCTATTATTGTTGGTGATGTGGACGGAATTGTGTATCCCAAAATTCAAGCCAATAACACATCTAATTCGCTTTATTTAAAAATTTCAAATAATTTTGATAATTTAGTGGGTTATAAAGCAATCAATAATAAAATATCAACATCAATCAATCAGAAAAGTCTAAAAAATTACTATAAATATATTAGTATTTTGTTTCTTAATTATAATGATTATATTATTAAACAATTAAAAATCATATCAAAACGTCCTTCACAATCTGATTTCTTAGACTGGACCAGCATTGATACTTACACTATTGAACAAACAGTTCAGTTTATATATTTATATTTAAAAAAAATGATTGAACTTAGCACAAGTCCAGCTGATTATATAAATTTTACTGGACAAACTATTAATGATTCTGTAAAATATTTAATTAATAATATTTATAATTTTGAAACAATATATGACGAAGTAGCATCAACTTATTTATTGACAGAATGGAACACAATAAAATTATGTATATTAAATTTGTATTATGATATTTCAAATATTGGTAATTTGCTGAACAATAATAGTTGTGTTATTAATGGAATCAAATATATTTTGCTTCTTAAAAATTTTAATAGTAATGTTCCTATTATTAACAATATTATATATTTAGAAGACCAAACTGATGCTACTGTTTTAACATATACCGCAATTGTATTAGATAGTATTTTTAATAATTATCAGTTTAATGACCTATTAAAATTACAACAAAATGTTATTGATCTATATTTTAATAATCTTAATATATTATTCAACAATGATGACATTGGAACTACTACTTATTCAACTATTAACAATATAACTCTATTATATGATCTTAACATGAATAATATTAATGTTAACAAATATACAATACCAAATAATAATTATAACCCTTTTATTTTACCTTTTAGTTATAATATTTATAATATTCAATATATTACGTCTTATTTAACTTCACGAACTAATAAATTTAGTGATAGACTAACATATTATATTGATAATAAAAATATTTTACAATTAGCGAAACTCAAGTATGAAGATGTTTTGCAAAAATATATTGAATACACAGAGCTGAAACAAAATAATCCTATAACATGTCTAAACACCAATACTAATCCTATAATAAATGGAACTTTAAATGGTATTTCCGTTGCTACTTTACAAGTATCTGCGATATATGATGTAAAAATTAATGACTTTATTGGGTTTTATTCTAATACTGATGAATATAATGTACATAAAGTAGTTGCAATTAACTACAGAACAAATACTGTAAATTATGGACCACCACCGCCTTATAATGTACAAACTCCACCTCAAAATAATATCCCTATTACTATAACTATTGATGCACTATTTCCTACCATTAGTTCTACTAATAAAATTATATATTATGGTATAGATACATTGCAACTTAATGATTATTCACTGTCTTTATATTCATCTATTAATATTCGGAATACAATCTGTTATATTATTTTTAATAATTTTTTAAAATTTGATAATATATATTATGACAATTATGACGCAACAGGTTATATATCAGACGCAAAATACAATTATTGGTACTTTTATTCAAATAATTTAATAAAATATTTTACAGTATGTCCAGGAAAAAATTCATATCAGGGAACTTTTGATAATTATTATATTGACTATCCCAATTATTTATACAATAATATGAATCTTACATACAAAATTAAAGATATTAGTTTATTATCTACCATTTTTAGCAAAATTTTCTCTATACAAACTGAATTATATACCGTCGACAATATTATTTATAAATTTAGTCAACTTATTAATCATTCTAATGTTAATAATATAACTTATTATTCGTTGATTTATTTCATCCATTCTATGACCATAATGATTAATAATAATTTCGATTTTAAAACTTTATTTGATATTAATAATATTGAAATTTTAATAAGCAAATTAAATCAGCCAACGATTACAGACATTAATAGTATCCTCACACTAATCAGCCAAACAAATGACAAATCATTGTATAAATTTAATGTTTTCTCTATTAATAATTATCCTCTTGATAGTGCACCAACTACTTCCAATAATATGGTGTTGTCTAATAATCTAATTCATTCTTTTGTTTATCCATATATTAATTTTGATACAAATATGAATTTTAATATTGATTCTGCTCTAAGAAATAAATGTATTACTGTTGCTATCAAATTTAATGATATTAATACAATAATACATAATATAACAGAATATTACAATAATAGTACGGTTTTATTGATTCCAATGGCAACTTATTTGACACAATCTATTGTCGATATTATGTTCTATGACCGTTTCACTAAAGATATCGCTATTAATAAAACTAAATCTATTACATTATTGAATAATTCTGATAAATTTAATCTTTATGATGGTATTCAACTATCTGATCCTATGCTTACCACTAATATTATTGTAAATTCTGTTTCATATATATTTAATAATAATATTGTAAATATATTAGATACTAATTTATATTATAATAATGTAGTAATAGATGCTGTTGAAAGGATTAATTATGTTAGATTAAAAATACAACAACTACTAATATGGTATTTGGGAACAATAAGCGACCCAAATAATCAGATGCATTATTTATATTATAATAAATTACCAGAAAATATGATGTATAATTATGATACTGATAATATTAATACATTAGACGATTCACAAATAACAACTATTATTGACTCGCTTCATTCTTATTTAAATTGTCCAACAATTAATATAATTGTCGACAATATTACACCATCATCATTGTATTATGGAAATATTAATGTATCTAATATTTTGTATATTATTGATGATATGAAATCTATTACTAATTTTAATGAATTTACAAATATGGTCTCACCATGTAATTACTATTATGTCGCATATTTTATTTTGAAATTAATTAATGACCATGATGATCTTACAATAAATAATACATTTGTTTATAATACAGAACCTATTAAATGTAATTATGTACCAACAATAAGAAATTATACAAAGAAACAGATAGAATTTTTGAAGAGTCAACAAAAAATAAAAACATTTATGATGGAAAATTGGATTGGACAAATTGATGGTGTTGATAAAGTTCAACTCACTAATCATACATTATTATATACTTATATTAATAATATACCTAATTATTTATTAAACAGTCAAACATTTGTAGATTGTTTAGCATCTTTGTCGAATATTGCACCAAATATTTATATTATTAATTATATATTAATGACGATATTTAATACAAATGGTAATCATATAGAGTCGCATTATAGGACCAATACATCATTATTAATGAAATATCCTACATTATATCTTGTAAATGGAAGATTAGTTCGGACAACTAACTTACCAAATTATTATTATTATGATGTTATTAATGACATTTCAAACACAGTTAATTATTTGACAATAAATAAAATTTCATTAAATGATCAAGTTAGTGGACGTATAATGTACAATGTTGTCCAAAATTCAATCAATAAAACAATTAATTATATTACTACAAATTTTGATGAATATTATAACAGTAATAATTTTATTGCACAAAATAAATATGACATTAAAATTGCAACTGATATACCATTGTTATATATCAATAATAGTATCAATAATTATATGAATTACAATTACAATGCGACTGTAGATACTGTTTCTAATTATTTTGTTGTTCCGACTGTTCCCATTTCAGGGTTTACACATCCTATTATATTCAATACATATATTTATTTAACACATCTTTCTAATATATATTATTGCTTTATTACTCATTCTTTTGAAAATAAAATTTATTATGATGTCGGACTGAGTGATAATATATTGTTATTAAATGGTCTTACTAACGTCGGACTATATGGTGGATTATACAATATTATAAATAAATTATATAATAATAGACGATATCAATATATATCAGCTACGAACATATTAGATAGATATGATGAATGGTCAATCTTATCCCAAAAAATAATTAATTATATGGGAACATATTATGGGAAAAGATATGATAATGATGCGTTAAAGAATGAGTATATAATATTATATGATAGTGCATATTTTACAAGATTGATCACTGATATGATTAATGATACTAAAACTCTTAAAATCGACAGTAATAATAGTATCAGTAATTTTATAACATCTACTGATTTATTTTCTATCCAACAAAATTATAATTTAGATGTTAATGAGTCAATTACATTATATAAAAAGATATTATCCAGCTTAAATATAAACATAGATGATTACAATGGGATAGTAAGGGAGAACAATAAGGGACATAAAAACAGTCCATCAATGAACTACATATTGGATGCCTGTAATTATCCATATAATATATACGATGTTAGACCGGCAACTGGTAATTGGATTAAATATTTGGGTCATTATATTCTCGATTATATTGAATTTTTTATAGGGTCTGAGTCTATACAAAAAATTACTGACGACTTTTTACATATTAATTATGGTCTTACGATTGATCCTCAAAAAAATAAACAATATTTAAATAATATAGGGTATACACGTGATATGTTATTACCGGCGAATAGTATAGATGGTAAGACAATATATTTATTTATACCGTGGTTTTTCAACAAGTCGACCCATAATTTACCATTAATAAGTCTTATAAATACGAAGACATATGTTTCAATAAAAATGAAAGACATTGATGATTTGATAATTCATGATGATTTTGTGAAGGTCAATATTTTAGATTCTAAAAATAAGATATCATCAAATACAAATATTAAAACGATGATGTTAATGGATTATATATATTTGGACACTGAAGAAAGAAACAAATTTATATCATTGCGACACGAATATTTAATAGAACAGCAACAATATTTAACACCAACTGTAATTAATCAAGATGGCTTATTAAATGGATCTACCATCAACCTAAATTTTAATAATTGTATTAAAGACATGTATTGGTTTGCAATTACTAAGACGAATATTGATGCGAAAGATTATGGCAATTATACTGTATCTCCATCTTCATATAATGGTATTTTAAATGGAATTGAAAATATAATATTATTCAAGGATGATATTAAAATAAAAAATATAATAGAGAGGGTATATGATAGGATGGTATCATTATATGGTAATAATGTTGACATAAACAAAATAAATATATCATGGTTCAATAAATCGGAGTTAGCTAGTATACAACAGATGTTAACTAACATATTAGAATATGACAGAAATATCCCGATACTAAACAATCAGATAGTTATTAATGGAAAAATTTTGTTAGATCGTGATTCTTTATACAATACAACTGTTTTGCCTTTCCAAAAATATAATAATAATCCAAATAATGGTCTTAACGTATATTCTTTTTCATTAAATCCACAAGAAGGACAACCATCAGGAAGTTTAAATTTTTCAGCAATAAAGAGGAATGATATAAAATTGAATGTAAGGATGGATGAGAAGATAGGTATAACGAACAATATGGTAATTGTGAAGGTGATAAGTCGTAGTTATAACATATTAAGGATATTTAGTGGTATGGGAGCGTGTATATACAACATGTAAAATAATCGTTAAAATATATTTATTATTATGTGAATATATAATAATAAATGACGGGAGGTTTAATACAATTAATGGCACTTGGAAACGAGGATATTTATTTAACATCTGATGCACAGATAACATTTTTTAAGATGGTATATAAAAGACATACTAATTTTTCGGTAGAGAGTGTACCACAGAATTTCAATTCGAAGGCAGATTTTGGGAAAAAGATTACTTGTACGATTGGGAAGAATGCGGATTTAATTAGTCAAATTTATATTGTTGTTACATTGCCACAGATTAATTATTTTCAAGAGTCAATTGATTTACCCGACTTAAATAAATGTGCGTGGATTCAGAATATTGGATGGAATATTATTAAATCTGTTGAGATTGAGATTGGAGGTTATATTATTGATAAACATTATGGTGATTGGTTATATATTTGGTCTGAACTTACTAATGACAATAATAATGATCGTGGATTAGATATTATGATTGGCAATGTTCCATCTTTAACTGATTTAACTAATCAAAAAGATTCTTATGTTCTCAAAATACCATTATATTTTTGGTTTTGTAAAAATCACGGTCTTGCATTACCTATAGTTGCATTAGAATTTTCAGATGTAAAGTTGAATGTTGAATTTGCATCTTTAAACGATGTATTAATATTAGCTCCAACAAATTATATAGATATAGAGAATAATTTTGTTCAGTTTAGGGAGGGAGATATATTGTTTCAACAGGTTAATAATACAATTAATTATATTAAATTTTGTTATTTTAATAATGCGTCGAATTCAGTTCATAGATTATATTACAGTAAAATCAGTTCAAGTGCTATTCAAGGATATACTGACAACAGTGTTAAAAACAGTTACAAAATATATTCGTTAGACAGAACGTATAATGTGGACATAAAAAATGGTTCATCAGAGATGATTCATATTAATAAACAGACTAATTTTTCGTGGACAAATTCATTATCTATAGTGAATGCGTCGTTATTGGTAGATTTTATATATTTAGATATTAATGAGAGGATTAAGTTTATAAAGAGCAATCATGAATATTTAATAGACACATTATTATTTGACAATGACAAAAATATTACTACTAATTCGAGCAAAATTAAATTAGCATATTCTCATCCTTGTAAAGAAATTATTTTTAGAGCACAAATGGATTATTTAGTTGCTGATAATTTATTATTTAATAATAATTATTTACTTGATTATTTTCAGACTACTAATATTATCAATACTGTTGATATCATTATGAATGGTGTTAATAGAATATCACAACGTCCTTCTGATTATTTCCATCTTATACAACCTTTTCAACACCATTCTAATATACCTATCCCTGGACTATTCTCATATTCTTTTTCATTGTTTCCAGAACAGCATCAGCCATCTGGTTCTTGTAATTTAAGTAAAATAGATGATTTTCAAATAGTTATAAGTACGAACAAAGCGATAAATTATTTGAATACTGCTAAATTTCGAATTTATGCCTTATGTTTGAATGTTCTAAGAATATTTGATGGTCAAGGCGGTCTTGCTTTTTCAAATTAATAATTAGATATACATTGTATTATATCTGATTATTATTTTTAATATTTAATTATTTATAATTTTATATTCATATTTAATATTTAATTTTTAATATTTAATTGCCTGCAACCGATCCAATCCCAAGATTTTCATTCGCCATATCAGTGTATACTTTGATGTATCCACGTTGTAATCTTGACATGTATTTCGCAAGTTTAATTTCGCTTGCATTTAGTGATTCTTCCGCGTTTTTGAATGCTTCAATATGTCTCTTCATTTGTTCACTAGAAGGATTTAATGAAGACACATCTTTAACATATCGGTTAACCGAAATATAATCAGTAACAGTGTTATATAAGTCAGTGTAAGTATTTACAGTCTTACGAAGAGTTTCTATACCTTCTTTGAGCTTGGTATTAACATCTGGATGTAATGTTTTTCCCATACCTTCATATGCTTTTTCTAATCGTTTAATAGAAACGTCATAATAGTCAGACAATTGATCCATTCCTCTTAACATTCCTGAATTTGTCACGATTGATTCGTGAATTCCATGTTCATCCACTCCACCTCCTTGTTGCATTCCTGGAACACTAATTGCAAGTGCGACATTACGTGGCAATGTGCTTAGTGCGACGTTTGAAATAGCTCTGTTGCGGTTAACAATATTGGGCACAATTGCTAAGCCACTTGGAACTTTTGTTGCTAAATCACGAAGGGACACTTGATAAGTGTATTCTCTTCTGTCGAAACTTCCTTTACTCACTGGCTCATTTGATTTAAGTGTTCCCGGATTTAATAACTGGGGATACACTGTGTTCACATATGATGCACAATTTATCAGATAATCGACAACTTTTTGATTACTTGTGTCTGGAGCTTTTTGGTATTTATTCTTATGATGCTCAATGAAATCATTTATTACCATGGAGTAAAATTGCAATGCTAATCCATCCACTCGTTTTGTCACTGCTGGCCAATCAATTTTCTGTAGTAATCTGTGAATTACTAGAGGTGATGATTTCGCAATTGTTCCTTTGCCAAAATCAATTGGTATTGCATTAGGTGAACCATCATCATTTGATTCAAAATGTTCTGTTAAGGTTTGATAACAATTTGGTGGAGTTCCGGTTTCGCAATTTTCTAGCATTCTACCACATTGAGGATGTTCTCCCCAACCTAATCTCTCACAAGCGTCTGCATCTAACTTAAATGTAGCTACTCTATCATATGCCGCATGATTTTTGGATGCTGTGCTAGGCATTAATTTCTCAGCACTTTTCACAACCTCAACTACTTTTTCGCCCCCAATAGTACTCAATAAGATTTCATATATTTTTTTCCCGTCTGGATAAAAATCTGTTACTGCTGGAGCATTTCCAACTTTTGCTTGTTGATTTGACGTCAAAATTAAATCAGTTACTCCTTTACGTCTGGATATTACTGTTCTCAGTCCACTACTAGGCAGACTGAATAAATATACAAAACCATACGTTTTGTAGTAATTTGTCCATGATTTAGGATGTTCCTTAATGAATTGACTGTCTGAATAAATAACAAAATTAGCACCACCGTGTTGACGACGCCCACCACCATCTGCTTTCTTTCCGATTGTTTTTTTAGACGACGGCTTTCCAGCAACCGAAACGGTTCCACCAGGTGGAACAGCATCATTACTAAAATATGTGCTCATTGTTTCTGCTCGAGTTCCACCCCAGTTAAATTGATAATCTAAAATACCATCAAAAAAATTAAATTCTAGTGATTTCCCAAATTCTTCGAGAGCACCACCCAATATAGGACTTTTCGTTTTAACCACCGCTGCAACATCTTTTGCGATTTTTTTGACAGATTCAGCATCCAAAAACAATCTGTTGTGTTCAAATTCTTGTTCCGCTGCAATCGCAGTTCTGTTTGTGTGTGCGGATCTTTTAGTACCAGCATTATTAGACACGCCAAACCCAAACACTTCTTGAGTACCTTTTATGGCTACTTCTCTATAATATGTTTCTTGTTTATCTTCATTTAGTGATTTAAGAATTTCTGATAAATCGTCTGAATCGTATGGCTGATATAGTTTTAAAGAATCTTTGGCAAGATGTAATACAGGAATAAATGAATCAGGATACTTTGTTATCATCTCAACGATACCATCTACAATATAAGTACAGCCCTTAGTTTTGTCTGCGGCGACTGTGTTATACTTTGAGGTAGGAATTGCTTTAACTGCGGTATCAAATGCAGATTTAAATGTCGGGGTTGTTTCATAATATGCCTGGAACGCCCTAAAATCTGTTGCAGGTGTAGTTGACTTCTCGAATGAATTGGACATTTTAAAAACGGTCCATGCTGCTTTGGAAGCATCGTCTTTTTTGGTCGCGTTTCCGCCAGATACCATGAAAGTATTGTCGATGCTGGTTACGGCGGAGTCGACTGTTTGAGCTGCCGCCAGAAGTGCAGTCCTAATTGTAGCGTCCCCTACCGCCACCTTCTTGATTTCAGCATCTAACTCTGCCAGAGTATGGGGACGGCTATTATTATGAAATAACTTAGAAACGTCCTCTGATTTAAATTTATCATTTTTGTTATTATGGTAAGTGTAAGCTAAAAGCATAGCATATACAATTTCTCTTGCATTAAATTGTTGATCACTCATTATTATAATAATATATAATAAGTAAGAAAAAAATATTATAATTTAATTGTAAATTATAATTTCTATATATTGATTAAATAATGTATAATAATTTTTATATTAAAATATGTTTATCAATATTATTTATAATTATAATATGTTTTGTATCAATAAAAAAAATTAAAAGATCGATAATTATGTCTAAATCTAAAGGACCAATAAAAATAATTCTATATTATAATAGTGATAAAGATGTTTGTATAAAATTTATTGACACAATTTGGAGAGAGATAACAAACAAATATAAAAATATAAATTTTGTAGAAGTTGACGTGAATAAAAATAAAAAATATACAGACATATATTTTGATGAATTACCAAAAATATATATGATAAATTCAGACGAAAACATAATAAATGAGTATACCAAATATTTATCATATAATAATTTAGACAAGTTCATCATAACATCAAATAACACTTATTCAACAATCAATTAAACATAATTATAATTGTAAAAATATATTATAAGTTATATTTAATTTATAATAATATTAAAATAAATTAAATATATGAACAAAATTAATCACGACGTTATTACTAATATTATTAACAAAAATATAGATCTATTCAGTTTCATGAATTTAGATAATAAATATTTAACTTCTGATGTCATATTTACTGATAAATATTATTCAGGTCTTAAACGAGCATTTAAAAGAAATAGTATGAAATATCATCCTGATAAATGTATAAATGCATCTGAAATAGAAAAAGCAGAATTAGAGAACAAATTTAATCTGAATCAAATAATATATATAATATTATCATCGTTAGAAACATATAATGAGTATAAAGAGTGTGAGAAATTATTATCAATAAAAAGCCATGATAGTTTAAAATCATCATTTGTGAAAGGAGATGTATTATCAAGTGATGACATAAAAAAATTAATAAAAGAGTCGAGTGGAGGCAAATCATATGGTGAATTAGCAGCAGAGAAAGATAAAATCCATGGGATTGACAAGACATATGATACTAGAAATGTAAGTAAATCATATGAAACCTTATTAATGGAACGTGATACTGTTTATAACGATATTCTAAAAAATACAAAGAAAATTGACATCACAAATGATACTAAATTTGTTGATTATTTTAATAAACAATTTGATAGTTCTAATAAGAAACAAGAACGTGTCCAATCTACGGAAATACAAGCATATAATTCAACTAATACTGCTTTAACATGCAACTCTTTTGATTACCAAAATTTTAATTATAGTGATCTATATATTGCTCATACATCTGATTATGAAGAATCTTTTAAATTATTAAGCACAGAAATACCATCTACATATGATAATAAAATGTCATTAGATGATAAAATAAAAGAATACGAAAAATTTACAAAACAATTATCAACCATGATTATAGAAAAAACAGAATCAACCAATAATTAATTATTTAATTCCTCATCTTTTTTACCTCCACTAATAATATCAAATATAACATCCTCTATTTTATCTATTATTGATTTATTAAATTTATCTAAAAATATATCTGTCTGTTTCAGAGCATTATCGATCATTTGATTTTTAATTTCATCAGATAAATTTACATCTAAAAAGTTAATATAAGAGCTTTGAAATTGTAAAGTTCTATCAATATATTTTTTATCAATAGTGATCAATTTGCTATCATATGTCAACATCAAAACATCAATAATATATGTAATAATTTTGTCATACTTATTGTCCATATCAAACAATTTTTTTATATCATCCATATCTTTTCTTGATGTTAAACATACACCGATTACTGTGTCTATGTCATTCATCGAAACATAATCGATTGGATAATTATTAATTATACCACCATCTAAATAATAATTATTATTTATATTTAATGGTGTAAAAAATATTGGTACTCTTGTTGTTGCCAAAATACCGTCCAAAACACGATTGTTAGGTGTTGTATCATAATTCCAATATTCAACAGATTGAGACGTAAAATTAGTGACAACCATTGTTAACTTAATATTGTTAATTTTATATAGGTCAGAAAAAGTAATACTAATATTATCAGTGCCAAGTTTATATTCAATAATGTCTTCCATTAATTTTTTCATTTCATTACCATTCGATAGTCCATAATTTAGAAACAATTCATCTAAATTATTTAGAGTTGGAATAACTTTATTAAAATCATATTTGAACAAAATTTTTTTTATATCGTCTACTGAATAATCAAGGACTAAACAAAGTGAAAACATAGCACCTGCACTAACACAAATATAATGTTTAATTTGTTCTTTATCAATATGTTTAAAGAGGGATGTAAAGAATCCAACATATGAGATAGCTTTGGTACCACCTCCACTTAAAACAACAGTATTAATTTTAGAAATATCCATATATAAAATAATATGAGTATTATTTTATATATAATATAATATATATGTTAAATATCAAAGATTTACAAAAACTAAATAGAGAGCGTCAGAAATTAAAATTAGAACCTTATAAAAAAATATTAGAAATGATTTGTAATAAGATTACAGAAACATCTACCATCTTACAAAAAACTTATTGTGTGTTTCAAGTGCCCGAAATGTTGTTCGGATATAGTCTATATGAAATTAACGACTGTTGCATATGGTTGAAATCCGAATTGTTGAAACAAGGTGTCTCATCTGTCGACATTTTTGAACATCATATTTTAGTCATCAAATGGAACCTTAATTAGATATTATTACAATTTCTGATGATTTTTTATCTTTATTCATACCATACGACCAATTTACTTCCAATATTATATAATTTTTATATAAATTTTTAATATATTCACAATTATTATAT